ACTGGTGACCCATTTATTGTTAGAGGTGGATATAGATGCCGACATACTTGGATTCCAACAGACCCAAACTGGGATATATAGGAGTAAGAAATGGCAGAAGAAAATCAAGTAGAACAAACTACTGAAACAAAAGAAGAAGAAGCACCACAGGTACAAGAAACACCACAGGCACAAACATTTACCCAAGATGAAGTTAATAATATTGTTGAAAGACGATTAGCAAAAGAACGGGGTTCAATGTTTAAAAAGTTAGGTGTTGATGACATTGATATAGCTATAAATGCTGTAAAGACACAAAAAGAAGCAGAAGAAAAGCAACGTATTCAAAAGGGTGAGTTTGAAGAAATACTGAAAACCAGAACCCAAGAACATCAAAAAGAAAAATCAGAATTAGAAAATCAACTTAGAGATATTAAGATAAATAAATCATTATTAGAGTCAGCTTCAAAACATAAAGCAATAAATGCTTCACAAGTTGTTGATCTTTTAAAAAATGATATTAAGCTAAATGAAACTGGTAATGTTGAAATTCTTGATAAGAATGGAATTGCTAGATATAATAAACAGGGGGAACTTTTGACTACAGATGAATTAGTTCAAGAGTTCTTAACACAAAACCCGCACTTTGTTTCAGCAACCCCTAGTGGTTCTGGTTCGGTGTCAAATGTGGATAGACAAGAACTCAATAAGTCTTTAAATTTGAGTGAGTTAGATTTTAATAACCCAGAAGATAGGAAAAAGTATGCTCAATACAAAAAGCAAAGAGATTCCCAACCTAGAGTTATTAATGCAAACCCATAACTTGTTTTATTTATAGGAGTAAAAAATGGCAAATGAAACAACCAGTTCTACCATTTCGGAACTCTACACCGAAATAGTAGCAGAAGCGTTATTTGTTGCTAGTGAGCAATCAATAATGAGAAACTTAGTTAGAAACTACACTATTGCGGGTGGTGGTAAATCAGTAGAAGTACCGATTTATGCAAACGTATCAGCATCAGCAGTAAACGAAGCAACTGATTTAAGTAATACAGCAGTAAACCCAACATCTGTAACAATCACAGCATCAGAAGTTGGAATTATGACAACACTAACAGACTTAGCAAGAAACTCAGCATCAAGAAATGTTGCGGGTGATATTGGTAGGTTATTTGGTGAAGCTATTGCAAGAAAAATAGATGCAGACTTATCAGCATTATTCACAGGCTTTTCAACAGAAAGAGCGGGTGGTGCGGGTAATGAACTTACAGTTGCAGACGTATTTGAAGCGGTTGCTGATTTAAGAACAGCAAATGCACCCGCCCCTTACTATGGGGTATTTCACCCAAAACAAATATTCAATGTTAAAAAGTCTTTAACAAACACATTTGTGGGTAGAGATACAGAACTTTCAAACGAAGCTATGAGAACTGGTTTTGTTGGAACAATAGCGGGAGTTCAGATTTTTGAATCTTCAAATATTTCTGTAGATGGTTCAGATGACTCTATTGGTGGTGTATTCTCTCAAGATGCACTTGCTTTAGCAATGATGCAAGACCTCAAGATTGAATCACAAAGAGACGCTTCATTAAGAGCAGATGAAATCGTAGCTACAGCAGTTTATGGAGTAAGTGAAATCCATGACAGCTATGGTGTTAAGTTAACAGCAGACACACTAGCTAACTAAAACTTATGGGGTGGGAAACCACCCCTTTTTATAAGGAATAGTAATTATGGATATGGTCAAACTTGTAAAAGGCGATAGAGTTATTGAAAGACGTAAAGTTGATTATGAAAACAATATCAACATTTGGAATTTAAGAGGTTGGAAACTTGATGATGGCAAACCGAAAGCACAGCCAAAACCAACACCCAAACCAAAACCAAAAGCAGAAAAACCTAAAGAAGAACCCAAAAAAGATAGTGAGTGGGTAAAAGAAGAAGAACCTAAGAAAACAGAAACAAAGAAAGCTGAATAATGGCTACAAATGAATTTAATGTTGCTAATACTAGTTTACAAAAAATACAACCAGACATTTTAGGTTTTGGCATAGCAGATTTTGCAGATCAATTACAGTTTGCAGAAAATGATGTTCTTAGACGTATTCGTGAAGAATGGTGGGAAAGATACAGGCATCAAGTAAGATACAAGGATATTACTAAGGTTACATCTGTTGAAATGGATAGTTCCAAACTTACTGATTCACAATGGACACAATCAGTGGTCTATTTATGTTTATGGAAATATATTTATCCACAACTAACAAAATGGCGTGACCCAGATACAGGCGAAGGCAAAGATGCTTTCCAAGTCCAGATAGATTTTTATAGAGAAAGATATGAAGAAGAATTTCAAGCTATCCTAAGAGATGGTGTTGAATATGACGAAGATGGTGGCGGTACAGTTTCAGATTCTGAAAAAGAACCAATACATTTTCTAAGGTTAGTCAGATAATGGCAGTTGATGTCAAAGTAAATGTAAATTCTATTGAAATTGCTAATTTTTTAAAAAAATTATCTAGTAAACAAAAAACTGTCATATCTAAGGGTCTTAAAAGAGTATCAAATATGGCTATTCTTATGATTACAAAGCGTACACAGGCGGGAAAGCTACCAGATGGTGGTAAAATGCGAGGATATGCAAAAGGAACTGTTAGAAGCCGAAAAAAGAGGGGTAGACAAACAGGTTTTGTAGACCTTACAGACACAGGCAAGATGTTCAGAAGTTTAGATTTTAGAACAGGTGGTTTGAAAAGCACTTTATTGTTTACCAATATGGAAAGAGCAAAGATAGCAAGTTTCCACGATTCATTAGGTGTTGGTAAGCGTAAAATAACTAGACCATTCTTTTCTATAGGAAATAAAGAAGAAGATAAAATTAAAGATGATTTTTCAAAATTTTATTTTAAAGAAATGGGTATATGAGCAAAAGAGAAAATATAGCTAGTGATATAATTACTAAACTTGATGCTGTTACAAGTCCTATTGAGTTTAAAAAAATTACAAGAGAACCATTTGAAGTTGAAGAATTATCAGATGCACAGTTTCCCGCTTTGTTTGTGCAATCTGGTGATGAAACTAGGGAAGTTGCAAGTATAGGTGTCACTGGTTCTGGAACTTATACAGGAACAATAGATTTTTTAATTGTAGCTTTTGCAAAAGGTACAGACACAAATATTGATACAAAAAGAAATCAATTAATTGAAGTTATTGAAGAAACATTAGATAATGATATAACTAGAAATGGAAATGCTTTAGATACTCAGATTATTGAAGCATCAACAGACGAAGGTACAATTTTTCCATATGGTGGTGTAAGAGTTACTGCTAGGGTTTTATATGAATTTACTAGAGGGAGTGCATAATGGCAAAAGATATTACTATGAAAAAGGGTAAAGAAACAATTACCATTTCACAAGATTATATAGACCATTACATTAAATTAGGCTATAAATTAGAAGATAAAAAATCTGCGAAAAAAGCAGAACAAACATCTGAACCAGAAGAAAAGGAGGTCTAAATGGCTACACATCATGGTAAAGAAGGAGTTGTAACTGTCGGTGGTACAGCTATCGGTAATGTTACTGGTTTTACTGTAGATACAACAAATGATGTTGTTGAAGATACATCACTTGAAGATTCAAGCAAAACATTCAAAGCGGGTAGGGGTACATTCACTGCTTCTATTGACATGAACTATAATGAAGAAAATGCACAACAAGCATCACTAACACAAGGTTCAAGTTTATCTTTTGTATTTTTGCCAGAAGGTAATTCATCTGGTGATGAAAGTCTTAGTGGTACTGGTATTGTTACTGCAATGTCTGTTGGTGTTACTTTAGATGGTATGACAACAAGAACTGTATCATTACAAGGTAATGGAGCATTGTCTATCGGTACTGTCTAATGACAGAAAAAATAGATTACTTTGATGGTATTCGTGACCATTTTAGTCAGCTTGACACACAAATAATTGAAGTTCCAGAATGGGGTTTAGTAGGCGATAAAGCTATTTATTGCAAACCTTTCAATATGCTTGAAAAACAAAAGATTTTCAAAGGTGCAAGTGGAACAGATTTAATTGTTTTGATTGATGTTATTATTGAAAAAGCATTAACAAAAGATGGTGAAAAAATGTTTAATGCTACCCATATTTTAGCATTTAAAACAAAAGCTGATACAAATGTTATTGCAGAAGTTGCTACGAAAATTATGGGTACTGGTAATGAAGATATAGAAGATAATAAAAAAAACTAAAAAATAATGTAGAATTACACAATATATTTGGTTTAGCAGAAAAACTTCATAAGTCAGTTTCCGAAATCTTGCAAATGTCTGTTGAGGAGTTTAATATGTGGTTAGCATACTTTCAAATTCAACATGAAGAAAATGAAAGACAAGCACGAATAGCAAGGGCAAGATAGTGGCTACAAAAAATGTAAATATAGACATTATAGCGAAGGATAAAACCCGCCAAGCTATGCAATCAGCCACAAAAGGGGTAGATGGTCTAAAAAGTGCGGTTTTCAATTTAAGAAATGCACTTATTGGATTAGGTGCGGGTGTTGCTATCAAATCATTTGTTGATGTTGGTAAGCAAGTTGAATCTCTACAAATCAGATTAAAATTTTTATTTGGAAGTGTTGAAGAAGGTGCAAAAGCATTTGATGTGATGGCTAAATTTGCATCAAAAGTTCCTTTTAGCCTAGAGCAAATACAAGCGGGTGCGGGTAATCTTGCAGTTGTAAGTAAAAATGCGGAAGAACTTCAAGAAATATTACAGATAACAGGTAGAGTTGCTAGTGTAACTGGATTAGATTTTAGAACTACAGCAGAACAAATACAAAGGTCATTTTCTGCGGGTGTAGCTAGTGCAGATATATTTAGAGAAAGAGGTGTTAGAGATTTATTAGGTTTTAAAGCGGGTGCAACAGTTACAGCAGAAGAAACAGCAGAAGCATTTAGAAGGGTATTTGGTGCAAATGGTAGGTTTGCAAATGCAACAAGTGATTTAGCAAATACCTTAGAAGGAACTTTATCTATGATAGGTGATAAGTTCTTTAATTTTCAAAAGGTTGTAGCACAAAGTTTCTTTATTGGTTTAAAACAAGAATTTGGGGCATTAGATAAAGCATTACAAGATAATTCCAAAACAATAGACAATATAGCAAAAGCCATAGGACAAGGATTGTCAAAAGCAGTTATTGCCACAGGCGAAGCTATTAGGTTTTTAAGTGATAATTTTGAAATTATAAAAGCAATAGGTATGGCAGTTATTGTTGGGAAAATTGCCACAGCATTTCTTACATTAGCTACAAATATTAAGATAGCACAAGTTGCTTTACTTAATTTTTCAAAAATATCAAAGACAACTATTGTAGGTGCATTAGTTGGTTTGACTACTAGTGTATTGATGTTGAAAGATGCTTTTGCAGAAACAAAAGAACCTAATAAAGAACTAAATAAATTATTAGAAAAAAAGGATTTAATTTTAAAATCTTTAGAGAAAACAACAGGTGATACCAAAAAAGTATTTGAAAAAGAATTAGAGTTAGTAAACAAACAAATAGAAGTTTTCAATCAAAAATCCACAGCATTAGCTATGGTAGATGCGGGTAAACAAAGAGCAATAATAACATCAAAAGAGCATCAAGATAATTTAGCAAAAGAATTGCAAAGAATAAAAGATTTAAAAAAAGAACAACAAAAATTAGCAGATGCAGAGTTTCAAATAAGGGGTGTAGACATTGAAGCAATATCTGGAGGTATTAATTTTGATGATAAATTAAATCAAATAAGAGAACAATTTGACACAGAATTTGAACTACAAAAACAACTAGAACAAAAAAATATAAATTTTATTCAAGATCAAGCAGAATTAGAAGTAGAAATTGCAAGAATTTCAGCTACAAAAAAATTAGAAATTGCTAAAAAAACAGCAGATGAACAATTAGAAATACAGAAAAAACTTATGAAAGATAATTTTGAAGCAATTAAAACTGGAAATGCACATCAAATACAACTTGAAAAAATGACAGCAAGTCAACAAAAAGATTTAGCAATAAAAACTGGTAGAGAATTAGTAAGTCAGTTAGCACAAAGTAACAAAACAGCATTTCAAGTTGATAAAGCATTAAAAATTGCACAAGCAATTATGAACACAGCAACAGGGGTAACAAAAGCACTTTCAGTAGGAAATATACCATTAGCATTTTTTATAGGTGCATTAGGTGCTGTTCAAGTAGCAACTATAGCAAAAACAAAGTTCCAAGGATTTGCACAAGGCGGTAGACCACCAGTAGGACAACCAAGTATTGTTGGAGAAAAAGGTGCAGAATTATTTGTACCAGATCAAGCGGGTACAATAGTTCCAAATGATAAACTTGGAATGGGTAAAAACGTAACAGTAAACTTTAATATTAATACTGTAGACGCTAGAGGATTTAATGAATTACTTGTAAATAGTCGTGGAACAATAGTAAATCTAATAAATAGTGCTATGAATGAAAAGGGTAAAATGGCGATAGTATGAGTGGAGCATTACCAAAAACTAATTTTACGGCTATCAACATTAAAAGTAATCAAAAGACTTTACTTAGTGAAACAGATAGTGGAAAGACTTTTAGAAGGCAAGTACAGGGGCAAAGATTTAGCTTTACTGTATCTTATCCACCCATGACTAGAGCAGACTTTGCACCGCTTATGGCATTTATTATGAAGCAAAGAAATAGAAAAGAAAACTTTACTGTAACATTCCCAAGCTATCTTAATGCACAGGGGAACGAAACTGGCACATTATTAGTCAATGGTTCACATACTGCAACAGACACAACCATAGCGATAGATGGTTTTGCGGGTGATGGTGCGGGTAGGCTGAAAGCGGGTGATTTTATCAAGTTTGCACACACTAAAGTTTACATGGTAGTAGAAGATGCAACATCATCAAGTAACGCTTCTACAGTTACTATAGAGCCACCATTGAGGGAAGCATTAGCAGATGATAGTTCTGTTACTTATGATTCAGTTCCTTTTCAAGTACATCTTACAAGTGATGTTCAAGAGTTTGCAACAGGGCAAGTAGACAAAGATGGAAACTTACTTTTTAATTATGAGTTTGATGTAATAGAGAGTTTATAAATGGCTAGGGGTTTATCAAGTGCAGTAAAAACAGAACTAGCTACAGGAAATATAGACCCAGTTCTATTAGTTGATTTGGGTTTTGCATCAAGGGTTTATCTTACAAATGCAAGTTTTGATATTACATCAAGCGTTTCTGGAACATCAAGAACATATTTATCAAATGGTCATTTAAAAGGTATTACTGGGGTAAGTGAAACAAATGCACCCTCAAAAAATACTTTAGTTGTAAGTTTGTCTGGTGTAGACCAAACATATATATCAATAGCTTTGAATGAAAACATAATAAATGATGATGTTTTCATCTACAGGGGATATTTAGATGCAAACCTTGCATTAATATCAGACCCATTTTTGCTATTTTATGGAACAATAGATGAATATAAAATTTCAGATACTACACAAACAGCAACAATAAATTTAACAGTTACATCACATTGGGGAAACTTTAGTAAAACAAATGGTAGAACAACTACAGATAATTCT